ATGTTCTATACTAGACATATTATACTATTCTATTAATAATTATCCAAACTTTCCTTGGGATTATCATAATATTAGGAATTGTATAACAAGATTAAAAAATAATAATAAAATTAATATTACTTTAAATTCTTCTGAAGTTGTATATAGGTATGATGGAAAGGATTTTATACAATCAAGAAATATTAAATATATGTTTATAAATAATGAGGGATAATTTTGGTTATTAATTCAAGATTTAAATATGATGGAAAAATTAAATTAGGGCGAAAGCCATCAAAAAAACAAATGAAAATGCAAGGTAAAACTGTATATGGAGGTTCATCTTCTAATTTTGGTAAAAGTGTTTGGAAAAAGAAAATAATTAAAGTAGGCGGTATAAAACAAACAATATATATTTTGCATAAATGTAATAGTAAAAAAGATTGTGATGGGTATTATATTTATGATGAACGAAATTATAAAGTATGTAATATATGTGGAGGATCATTAAATTATGATAATAATGTAAAATCTATAATAAGTACGAAAGAAATACAAAATAATTATAATCAAAATATGTATAATACAAAACCAATTGAATCCATATCAACCCGTAATCGATTTTGGGATATACTGGATATGGATAATTTTATATATGATAAAGATAAAGGAGCAGATAAATTAAAAGATAGATATAAAAATATTAGAGAATTTGAAAAGAATTTAAAAAAGAAGGTGGTAATATAAACGACTTTCAACCATTTCCAAATTATAATAAAGATTATTCATTAGAAACAATCAAACCACGGCTAAGTAAATTTAATCATAATGATTATGAACTTATTAAAAAATTATCAAGCTTTGGATTGACTCATGAACAAATAGCAATAGCTGTGAAAATTGATCGAAATAAGTTTACAGAACTTTATAAAACCGATGAGAAATTTAAAAATGCTGTAAATGAAGGGAAAACTGATCTACACTTAACGGTTTTGGCGGCTCAGTTGCAAATGGCTCTCCCCGATCCTGAAGCCGGGTATATTGGAAATGCCAGTATGCTTAAGCATATCGGAAATGTGCATTTAGGACAATCTGATAAGCTAGAAATTAAAGAGGAAAAAAATATTAATGTAGTTCTGAAATGGGGAAATACAAAATTACCTGAGGAAACAATTAAAGAGATAGATGAAAATGTATAATTTAACTAATACAGAAGCAATTAAGGCTATAAAATGTAATTGGCCGCCTGAGAAATATACAGTTCTACGAGAAGCTTTGGATATAGCAATTAAGTTATTAGAAAAGGAGGATAATAATGAATAATATTAAATATTATTTTGAATATTTTTATAATGTTCTATTGGATTTTACAGATTTAACTCCTACAGATGTATTTAATATGAATAATAATACAATAGATATGATAGATTTAAAAATAATAAACGAACTTGATAAAGAACGTATTATTAGATGGGATAAATTCTTTAGAAAATATAAAAAGGATTGAATTTAATGGTAGAATACTCTATACAATTACCGCCGCTTTATACTCTTCAACAACAAATAGCAGATGATAGAACTAGATTTAAAATTTTAGCATGTGGGCGAAGATTTGGAAAAACTTTAATGTGTGTGGAAATTTGTTTTAAGAAAGCATTTGAGGGAAAACGTGTTTGGTGGGTTGCACATACGTATGGAGTTGCAGGTATTGCTTGGAGAATGACCATATCCCTTATTAATCAACTTCCAAAAGAATTTGATGTAAGTTACAATATCGCTACAAGAACAATTAATTTTAATAAAACTGGTGGAGAATTTGTATTTAAAAGTTCTGATAGACCAGACTCGCTAAGAGGCGAAGGTTTAGATTTTCTCGTTATGGATGAGGCGGCATTTCATAAGAAAAATATTTGGAATGAGATATTAAGACCTGCTTTAGCTGATAGGAAAGGATCTGCCATATTTATCAGTACCCCTAATCCAAAGAAAAATGGAATGTGGTTTGAACAAATGTTTAAGGACGGTCAAAATCCCAAGATGAAAAATATGAATAGCTGGCAACTTACAAGCTATCTTAATCCGTATCTTGATCCTGAGGAAATAGATCAAATAAGAGAAGTAACGCCTGATGCAATATTTAGAAGAGAATTTTTAGCGCAGTTTGTAAGCGATGATATGGCCCGGATATCTCGCGAGTCAATCCAGTATATAGACATAGATGAATTAAAAGGTAATCAAAATTTAGCCATCGCGATAGGAGCAGATCTCGCGATCTCGGAAAAATCCACTGCTGATTATACCGCCGTTGCTTGTGTCGCGAGGGATATAAAAACAGGTGCAGTCTACGTATTAGATATCTATCGCGATAGACTGAGCTTCGCAAAACAAAAGGAGCTTATCCGGGGCTTCGCTGATAAATGGAATAGACCGGATTTAGGTTGGCCTGAGATAGTCATAGGGATAGAGAATGTAGGCTACCAGGATGCCTTAGTACAAGAAGTCTCTCGCGAAGTAGGGTATGCTGTCTATGGAATACCGAGTACTAAGGACAAGATCGCGAGGTTCGCGAGCCTAGAAGCGAAGTACGAAAAGCTACAGGTCTGGCATGTAGAAGGCTTGTCTCTGAGCTTTGAAAACGAGTTATTATCTTTCCCTGAGGGAGAACATGATGATTATGAGGATGCTATGGAGAAGGCTTACAAAGCTATCAATATAGCTTATGGATTTACGAGTGGCGGGTTTACGTTTGATCTAAGTGAAAAAGATAATGTTTTTTCATTTTGATAATTTTTAAGATGTTGTAAAACTAGCGAAAACTATATAATCTCAGGCGTGATATGTAGTGGTATGCAAGCTACAATACAATTACAGGGAGAATCTAAGAGGGGCGGCGAAAATAGGACTTTAACTATTGATATGGTTGAAAAGTCACAAAAGCATTCTGAGCTTGATAGATACTTAGATAATCTTACTTATACCATTTGGGAAGCTATGAGAATAGTTAAAACCGTGTATGGGTGGGACCGTGTAACCAGTCATAAATTTATAGGATTGGTTTAAATGTTTTATGCTAGATTTTTTTCTTTTAGTTCTATCCAAATACAGGAAAGAACTTTAGCCGCTACAAAGAAAGCTTTAAAAGAATTTAATTTAACAACTAAAAAAGATGAATATGGATATATTCATATTATAGAAAATGATGAACATATTGGATTAATCGAGAGGTGTTAAGATGTTTATTAATCATTTAAATATTAAATTAGAATTAATTTTAACTAAATATATGGAAGCAACTCAACTATATAAGAGAATGTATATACAATACTTAGAACGTGGTGATTTACAAGGATGCACCGAAATTGCTTTTGATAATTTATGTGATGCAAATATTACTTATCAATTATTAACAGATATATTAAAATATACAAATGGAAATTGGGATTATTAATCTTTTTTATAATTTTCTTTAAGTTCTTATTAGTCGAAAGTCTTAAATACTCAGGGCTCCTATATAGTGGTATGGCAATGAATACTAAGATCGTAAATGCTGAAGTAATCGAGATAACATCTTTTAGAGGAAAACCTGCGATTAATGTAAAAATGGAAAATGGAAGAGTAGAACGAAATTTAACCGCGCGGTGCATCAAAGGCGGATTTAATGAAAAAATAGTAGTTGGTATAAAAGGCGTTATGGAATATATATCTTCAAATTCATTTGGTATGTGGGTATTTAAACCAGAAGGGATTTAATGGGATATACTGAAGATGATATTAAAAAAATAGATAAATATAATATGGTAAATATTTGTGTATTTAGAGCTGAAGAAAATAAAGCTTTTAATATTTATTCTTCTATACAAATGGCAGTATCAATATATATAAAGAATCCAAATATACAATTTAAATATTATCATATTACTGGAAATGCTTATCATTTATATGCATATTATAAAAAACCAATTGGAATAAAAATAAATGATATATTAAAAGCAAAACTCAAAAATTTTATTATGGGGTATTTAATGGGAATTGAAAATAAAGCTTTTAATATTTTGGAGGAATAAAATGTTAACTATCGAGGATTTAAAATCATTTGCATCGGGGATATTTGCAGCTAGAACATTTATAGATGATGGCTCATTTACGCAAAATGGACTATTGTTAAAAATGGTAGCTGTAAGGGGCAATATATATGATTGGTGTATTTATGTAGGAAAGAAAGAACAGAGTTTTGAAGAAATTGCAAAAGTTGGAGATAAAATATCTGGTAAATATCTAATTAAAAGATTAGTTCCGTGTGATGAGGAAGCATTTAAGATGTACAGATATTAATAATATTAATTTGTTTTTTTTTTACTTTTATTTATTAACACTTGTTAACTTTCTAAATTTAGAATTTTTTATAAAGTTTGTCTTTGTTGTAAATATTTTATTAATAATAATGAGGTTATGCATATGCCTAGAAATTTAAGAGTTGATAATGGAGTATCAAAAGAATCTGTAAAAGTTACTTTCTCCGAATTAGGAGTGAGCGGACTTGAACGGTATTCGGGAATTATTGGGGAAGAATGGCTTAACGAACTAAGTGATTTATATAGATCTAATAAAGTTTATAAAGAGATGAGAGATAACGAGCCTCTTATTGGTGCTATTCTTCTTGCTACTGATATGATAATTAGAAGAGTTCGATGGTATGTAAAAGAGGGAGGATCTTCAGATAAAGCCCTTAAGAAAGCAGAATTTTTGGAAAGTTGTAAAAATGATTTTTCAGATCAAAATTGGAATGACATTATAAGCGAAGCTCTATCTATGTTAGTGTTCGGGTGGGCGACCGCTGAAAAAGTTTATAAAATTCGTAAAGAAGGGCAATCTAAATATCCAGATGGAAAAGTTGGTTGGGCAAGATGGGGATTTAGGGCACAAGAGACTTTATTTGAATGGAATTACGATAAAGATTCTAAGTTAATTGGATTAACTCAATGTGATCCAGTCACAATGAATTATATATTTATACCAATTGAAAAACTTCTTTTATTTAGAACGAAAGTTTATAAAGACAATCCTCAAGGCAAAAGTTGGTTTAGAACAGCATTTAAGCCCTGGTGGTTTAAAAAACATCTTGAAGAATTTGAAGCAATTGGTTTAGAACATAGTGCCGTTGGGGTTGTGGTGGGATGGGTACCAAAAGCTGTAATTACCGATTCAACACAAGCAGCACTTAAAACAAATTTTGGTAATGCAATAACAAAAATTCAGACTGGAAAAGGAGCCGCAATACTTCTGCCCTTAGAATATGATTCGAATGGAAATAAAAAATATGATTTGACTTTACTCTCTGGAAATTCTAAGACATCCGAAATTCAACAGATAGGAGCAGTTATAGAACGGTATGAAATGAGAATATTGCAAAGTTGTCTATACGAAATTTCTATGATAGGAACCAAGGGAGGCGGATCTTATGCTTTGGCTGAGACAAAAGGTAACTCATTTACACTTGCCCTAGGAACTCTTTTAGAAATTATAAAATCCATTATTAATGATAATGCTGTTTATGAACTCTTTAAACTTAATGGGGATAATATGGAAGAGTTGCCAACTATTGAATTTATGCCAATAGTTAAGGCAGACCTTAAAGAAGTTGGGGAATATCTAAAGAACCTTGCTGCCAGTGGTGCAACAATTTGGCCTAATAGAGCTTTATCTAAATTTATTATGGAAGTTGCTAATATGCCGGAAGCAACAGATGATGAAATCGAAGAAAGTTTAAATGTTAAAGAAGAAGATAAACAAATTTTAGATGAAGAAGAACTTGAAGAAGAAGTACAACCCGAAGAAGAAGTAAAAACTGAGGAAGTGGTAGAAGATGAAGAATCTTGAGAAGGCTTCTTCTCTTCCTGATTCTGATATCTGGCCGGAAATATTAAATATTGCTGATAAGTATAATACGGCGTTAACAATTGCAAGTTTATTTGCATTAAAATCTATTAAAAATAAATTTGGAAGTAAATTTTTAGATATACTTAATAGTAAAGATGATAAAAAGCTTGATAAATTTTTATCTGGAATAACTTTAGATGGAAAAAAATTAGGTATAACATCTAAAAAATTAATAAACGAGATTGGAAATTTAATTAATCAAAAATATAATTTTGGTATTGATATTAAGGATTTAGCACTTAATAAGTATATTGATGAACATGTAGCGGAATTAGTAGTTCAAATTAGTGAGACAACTAGAGAAAATATTAATAGTTTGGTAAAAACCGGATGGAAAAATCAAATTAATCCTGAAAAATTGGCAAAAAATATTAAAAATAGTGGAATTGGATTAGATTACAATCGACAATTATCTTTAGAAAAATATAGAAAAGCTTTAATTAAAGAAGGATTATCTGAAAATCAGATTGATAAACTTTGTATTAAAAAATACAATCAATTATTATTAGATCGAGGGAGGACCATTGCGAGAACTGAGGCAATTAATTTAGCTAACGAAGGCTCAAGGGTAATGTATGAACAAAGTGCTAAACAAAATCCTATTATTAGTGATAATTATGAACTTGAATGGATTTTAACGCCTGATGATCGATTATGCGACAAATGTAGAGCTATGAAAGGGAAACGATCGTCTTTTACAGGAACTTTTGAAGGTGGATTAAGAAGGCCTGCACTTCATCCGCGTTGCCGATGTGCCATTGTATGTGTAAGAAAAAAATAAAAATGCGTTTATAGACTTTGTTGTAATTTTATT